ATCAACAAACTTGCAAAACCCTACTGCCATTGTAGAAGCATTGGGTGGGATGCGACCTTCCTTGATTACTTGGTTGAAATAAATCTTAAACAGGGCAGTGAATGCAAATGACCCCTTGTCATTTTGAATGGCATCGAGAAACTTACGTCCTGCCTTGAGGTTACGCTCTGCAACTTGAATAGAGTTATTCAGTCTTGCTTTCTCAGAAGAATTCAGATTGGCAATGCCATTAGTATTCTCAAAGGTTGCAGAGAATACAGCAACACGTTTGTTACCCTGCATACCAGATACATCCACACCAAACCCAGCATTCATCTCAGGAAGAGAGTTACCAGTGTAATGAGTGTGAAAGACAATACCCAGGTCAGATGCTGCAACTTTGCGTCCCAACTCAGTGTTGGCATCCACGCAGTAAGTAATCGTGTTTGGACGAAACTTATAGCAAGGTTTACCACCCATGTTTACCTTTGGTGGAGTCTTGGTATACAGCAGGTCACCCTGCACCACCCCAGTGATACCCACATTCGGAAGCAGTGCCAAGCACTTCTTCAGTTTGTCAGCGATAGGATGGTTGGGATAATAACGGTCAACGTCGGCGTCCGTATAACATGGTTTGGGGTCAGTCTTTGCGAAGACACTCTTAGTGCCCACGAAGAATAGATTGGTCAGTGGGTCGATACCACAAATGATTGCAGGTGCGCCGTCCCACTTAACGGTCACCTTCGTGGAAGACCCACCGCTGCCCATGGTCAGCATGTCACGGAGGGACTTGAGGAAGTTGATTGCATTGGTAGCACCAGCGTAACCGCTGTTGAAGATATCGTCTTCAAGGTGCTCTAGGTGTGTGTTTTTTGCCATGTCTGTATTATAGGGCAGAGTGGGGCAGGGTGGGGGGCAGAGTGGACGGTTTATGGACTGTCAGGAGAGCAGGTAGTTGACCAATCCCTGCTTCAACTCAATGTCGGTGGTAGCGGCTTTGGACCCAGTGAAACTAAGATTCATATCACCTGCCTTGGTGATTCTGAAAAACACCTTCCCACGCATCCAATCACCATCTTGAAGGTTTGCCTGATAGAAATTCTTGCCAGCAATTAATGCCTTGGCCGCTTCAACAGATGCAGAATGACCATTCAATCTATCCGACATCCCTCTAGCAAAAATAGCACTGATTGAATTAGGTAAGTTATCTATCAATGCCTTTGCAGATGACTCCGACCCATCACCACCACCAACAACATACTTCCTAAGGTCTGAAAGTATGTGTGCATACTCCTTCTTAATCTTCCCAGACTTAAAGTTTGTAAAGACATCGTATGTATTGCTGATGCTGGTGTCCTTCAAGATATGTTTGATGCCATATTCATATACGATTTTCTTACCTTCTCTCTGGGGATTAGTATATGTCTTAGCAATGTCAGTAATGTCCTTCAATGGACCAGCAGGAAGAGTCGAATAGTTTTTAATTGCTACAGGGATGATGTTGGCGAAGATAGATGCTTGAGCACCCTTACCAAACTTAGATGAGATAGGAACAATCTCACCATTTTCGCATAGGAAAGCAGAGTCAACACCAGCAAACGATGGGTCGTCTGGCACTATGAAACATTTAATACGCTTACCAGACCAAGGACTTAATGAAGTATGCCCACTAACGTTATTAAGTCCCAAGTATCCAATCAATACTTCACCAAAATATTTGCCCAACTCAGTCCTCTGACTGTCGGTGATACCTTCCTGCCAAATGATATTGTAATCACCTCTTAGATTATCAGTAAAGTAATCTACCATCTGGTCCATCACAGATTCTGGGACTGATGGCTCTTTATCCAATCCAGCCAAGACTGCATCATATAATTCTGTTGCACTATGGAAGCATTTACACTTAACATTTGCTTGCCCCTGAAGCATTGGTATAACTTCAATATCTCCCTGTGCAATTAGTTTGGTGGCATCGATATTCATCTTGCCCTCAGACCCACCTCTGCCAGGTTTCTCAATGCAATCGATTGGGAAAGTGTATGGCTTATTATTGTAGATAATATCTACTCTATGACTACCAAAGTCATAGGTATTTCCACCAACAACCATAATAGGTGTGCCGTGGGGGAGAGTAGTATTGTCATTGGTCTTATTCTTAGTTGCAGTTGCTTTACTATTTGCCTTAACAAATGTCTCTACTGTGCGACCTTTGAAATACTTTTCCCACTTCTTGTCTTTTACTGATGCCATTAAAAAAGAGGGGTATCTTACCCCTCTATTTAGAATCAGATATCACCAGGGCAACGATTCTCTGAGTAGTGCACATCAAAGATACCATCAGGATAACGTGCTGCAAGTTTCAGAGTGTTGATGTAGATGACTTCATCAAGACGCACATCGAGAGCAAGTGCTGCTTGAGCAACATACCACATGATGTCACCCAATTCTTTAGTCAGGTGCTCCTTGTTTGCTTCATCCCAGGGTTTGCCTTGGAATTTCAGTTTCTTGACAATCTCCATAAACTCACCACCTTCAGCAACCAGACCAGAGGCAGCAGTGTCGAGACGTTGAATCTTACAACCAGCAGCATTCAACTCAGCATAACGTGCAATCAGAGCATCGAAGTCTTTGCTTGCCTCAGACGTTACACCATCAACAAACTCAGTGTATCGGTCAAGGTCAATCTCAAACTTCTTAGGACCTTTCTCAGCATCCTCTTGCTCTTTCTTTTTCTCGGCAACTCGTTTACGAGTCTTAGCGGCACCCTTCACATTCGGGTCATTGAGTGCGTCATCAATAGACTTGGGAGTTGCATCAGCAACTTCTTCTACACGTTGACGCTCTTGATTACTACGCTCCTGAGCAGCGTTATTAATCTTCTCAACTTCCTCGTCGATGCCACCGCCAACTTCGTTTGTAAACTTAGGGTCTTCAGTCATGTTAAATCTTAAATCCGTCGAATGTTTTCTTGGTTTCAGTAAACGCTACTGGAGAAGATGGGATGTCTCCTGCATCGATGATGTCATCTTGTGCGCTTTGGTCACAATCATACAATCTCATCTTCGCTCTGTCAATACCCACAATGAAGCGTTTATACATCGTGGGGTCATTGTATCTATTCTTCAACTGCTTGACCATAATCTGCCCCATATTCTCTAGGTCTTCCGTCGAGATGAGAGCAAACATAAGGTCAGCAGTAGCAGGCAAACCAAAACTTTCAGAAGTATCAGTAAGTTCCACATCAGAGTTACCGTATCCAGAGCGAGTAGTTTGAGTAGCAGAGACAACAGGGACATTATGCTCACCAGCAAGTCCACGCAACTCCTCAGCAATCGCCTTGACGTAAGTATAGGAGTTGACAATCGTGCCTTTGTAACGTGCAGAGGCACAGATGTTTAGATAGTCGATGAAGATAATGTCTGGGTGGAATCCTTTCTTCAGAGACAACTCATTTAGAAGTGCCTTGAAGTGACCAACGTGTGCTGATGCAGTTGGGTATTCCTTAATAACCAGAGTGCCCTGAGTCTTCTGGCGAAGAGCATAGATTTTAGAGTTGTATTTCTCTTTGGTAAAGAGAGGGTCACTCAAAGTTTGGATGGGGATGTCAAGGAGGTTGGCATCAATTCGTTCAGCAATCTTCTCCTCTGCCATTTCAAGTGTAATGTAGAGTACGTTGCGCCCCTGCAAGAGGCAGGCACTAGCATGATGGCACATGAATAGACTTTTCCCGACACCCGTGCCAGCAAGAGCGATGTTGAGAGTCTTGTTAGGAAGACCACCTTTTGTAATTTTGTTGAAATAGTCCAAATCGAATGGGACTTTCTCTTCTTTTCTGTGGTAGAAATCATAACGCTCTTCTGAATCTTGGATGTAATCGTGACCAACATGGTCATCAAAACAGACACTCAACGCCTCCGACATAATGGAGGGGATAGCGTCTTTAGTACGAGTCTTGTCTTGCCCATCTGCAATCTTTACAGACTCCATGAGAGCAAGATAGATTGCCCTCTCTTTACACCACTTCTCAGTGGCATCTAGCAACCACTCAGCATTGTAATGCTGCCTATCTAGGTTGTCTAGAAACTGCTCAATCTCTCGGTAAACTTCCTCGCTAATATCACGACGATTTTCAACCTCAATCTTCAGAGCATTGGGTTCTGGAGTAGCGTCAAACTTAGAGACGTATTCATTAATCGTGGCAAACAGCACACGATTGGTAAGCATATCAAAATACTCATCCTTGAGAAAAGGGATTACCTTTCTACAGTAGTCCTCATCAAGAATGAGTTTACTAAGGGCAATTTCTTCAATCTTTAGACTCATTGATAGTGGAGATAGGTGGTTAGTTTATACAAATCCTGACTGGTTGACTTATGCTCGATAGAGGGATACTGCCATGTCGATGGATGCATAACAATTCTACCACGTTTGGGAGTGATTGTAACACCTGCCAATGGAAATTCCATTTCTCCTCCAGATTCAACATCAGAAAGATAGATGTGGTATGCCATAAATCGTCTTGCAGATTCAAGGTCACCAATATCAATGTGAAGGTCAAAATAATCACCCTTCTTTGCTGAGTATCTAACCATCTTGATTTGCTCTAGAGCATTCTTGCTTGGCCAATACTTGTCGCACTGTGTGTCGGTATAGTATTGGATACCAGCATTGATGATAGGTTGGACAATAGCATTCTGAAGAGTGATAAACTCTGTTACCTTATTCTTCTCTGCCTCCTCGGTAAGATTCATGGCAGAGCATTGAATCTTATTAGCAACATCAATCGGGTATACCTTATCGGTTGACTCTTCAAACAGTCTGATGGCATTACGACAGAAGTTATCATCGACAGTGCCATCATATACCTTGATATAATCCTTAAGCTCCATACTTAAACTCCTGTGCTGCTGCTTCATCTAGTGCTTGCATCACTTCGGCGGTGAAATATTTCTCGGGATCAGCGAGAATAGACTTAGGATAAACAGAAAGTTCACCAACTTTGTAGCGATTCCCAACCCTGGTGAATACTCCGTATTTCTCACCCAACTCCAGTAGTCCATAATAGCGGTCCAGTCCACGCTCGTCATAGTAAAGACGGGTTTCAACATCACTATTCTCCTTTGTTAGACGTGACTTCACTGCTTTCGCTTTGATAATATTACCAACGATTTCTGTGCCGTCTTTCTCTTTCTTCTTAGACAGGTAGATGATTTGAGATGCAGCATACTTCAGACCACTACCACCGCCCATTTCTTTGGTTGGCACATATGCACCCACCACATCATATGTATGGTTGGTGACCAGCATAGGCACATTTGCTTTACCCAATTTGAGGGTAAGCACACGGAAGATAGACTTCACAACCTGAGCACGAGTCATGTCACGAGTCTCTTTACCTGCCTCAGAGTCTTCAATCTCCTTAGATGTGGACAGCATACCCAGAGAGTCAAGCACAAACATCATAGGTTTGCGGTCTTCTGCTTTCTGTGCCAGATACTTGTCCAGAATCTTGATTGCCTGAGTGCGAAACTCTTGCACAGTAGTGACAGGCACAATCACCATACGCTTACTATCAATCTTGCGAGACTCAATCATGTCCCGAGAGATAGCAGACTCGGATTCAAAGTAGATTACACCAGCATCAGGGTCAGTCTCAAGGAAATGCTTAACAATGCCAAGGCAATAGAAAGTCTTACCAGTTGAAGACTCGCCAGCAATAGCTGTAATTTTATTCGACGGGATGCCACCAAAGATAGATCCAGACACCAGAGCATTAAAGATGTAGGACCCAGTATCAATGAAAGTGCCAGTATCGCCCGCTGCCACTCCGTCAGAAACCAGACCAGCATATTCATTATCAATTTCTTTTACAATGTCAGTTAAAAAACTCACGACCAAAGTGCCTCCAATGTGTTTACTTTTTCTGCTTTCCAACCAATCGTATCAAGGATTGCCTTGAGTGGGTCAAGGAAACTCTTTTCAAACTGTAGGTCATAGTCGATGCTTTTGTCAAGTCCAAACTCGGTTGGAAGAGTCTGGAAGAATGAAATAACATTCTCGTTGATACGATTTGGTTGATTGAGCATGACGTATTTAATCTTCTCGCCTTCCTGGATAAGAGGATACTTGTGAGTGAGTTTCTTTCTCTTGACCCAGAAGTTATACAGGAGAGCACCCCTCACATGCATGGGGCAACCCTTGCCATAGATTGTTGCTGGATGAGAATTCTTGGCGATGTTATTGCAACCACGGGGGAATGCAATCTCTTCGACAGGCATACTCTCAAACTCTTTCCGAAACTTCTTGATGTAGTTTTGGACATCCTCTTCAGTGCCATTCATAATGGTCTGAAGTGCTTGCTTAATTGCAACGCGACAAGGACCTGGGGTAGAAGATTTGACTGCTTCGATGCCCATCATCTTGAGTTTGGGTTTCTCGTAGCGGACACCTTCGCTGTCCCAGACGTTGAGGATGTAACGCTTCTTGGCAGTCCAGATACCTTTGTTAGCGATATTCTCTCGCTTCATCTGCATCTTCTGCTCGTAAGCATTCACATAGGTTGCCAATTCTTTGTAAGAATTCTCGATATACTTCTCAAATTCCACCTTACACACCTTGTCAAGGAACCCAACAATGCTCTCATCGCTCGCCTTTCGGTCTTTGAATACCGAGTGTACAAAAGGACCCATGTTAAGATAAATGGAGTCAGTATCAGAAGCAATAACATAATCTTTATCCTCAGTCTTTAGTATCTTATTCAGATAAGAATTCATTTTGTTTTCAATCCAACGAATCGAAACTTGACCTGAGAGAGTAATCGCCTCAGCATTCGCCAAGTTGTAGTATCGGAAGTATTGGTTTCCGATGGCACCATAGGCAGAGTTGAGTTGAATCTTCCTTGCCATTTGGATGTTGTTAAACTTTGCAATGTCTTTTTGTAATGCCACGGACGGTGCAGTTTCATATTGCTGCTTAGCGTGTAGCATTCGTTTCTTATAAATGGTCCTTTCATCGTAGATTCGTTGCATCATTTCAGGTAGGAAACCATGGATGTCTTTGCGGTATTGTGCCCCGTTGGGACACACAGCAAAATCTCCGTTGATTTCGATTCGTCTATCCAACACTCCATCAACAGTTGCGGTTGGGTGTCTTCTTTCAACCAGAGTTTCTGGAGAAATGTTGTACTGCATAATAAGGTGAGGGTAGAGAGAATTGAGGTCAAAACTGACCACCCAATCATAAATGCCAGGAATCGGCTCTTTGACATATGCACCTGCATACTTATCATCCTTTTGTGAAGTTGAGCGGGGAGGGACTACAATGTTACGCTTGGTAAGGTCATTGTAGATAAGCGTATCCCACATACGCACTTGAGAATACACATCCTCAAAATTAACCTTGGCGTCGTATGACATGGCAACTGCCAACTCAATCAACTTGAGTTTGTCCTCCAGTTTGTCAACCAGATTCACGTCATGGATGTTGTATTCCACAAAGCGTTGCCAGTCAGAAGTGTAGAAGTCCTTGAAGTTTTCAAACTCAGAGTGGTCCAACTTGGCGTCATCCAACTCAACCATTGCAATGTGGTCAAGACGATATGACTCCTGATTGGTATAGGTGAATTTCTTATACAAGTCTAGGTAGTCAAGGATACTGATACCAGTCAACTCATATGCAATATTCTTACGACCCTTGATAAGAATCTCCCTGTCAATCACACGATTCCAAGGAGACAATGACTTCTTCCACTTCTCACCAAGCACCCTCTCAATTCGACGACAGATGTATGGGATGTCATACAGATTGTTATTCCAACCAGTAATGATGTCAGGAGTGTTAGTGCACCACCATGTATGGAAGTCGGTAAGCATCTCCTGCTCAGTCCAGAAGACACGATACTCAACATCTTTAGGTGGCACAAACTCCCGTGTGCCCCAAGTAATGATTTCCTTAGTATTCACATCCTTGATAGTGATGCATAGCATCTCCTCAGCAGATGCTTCCACATCAGGGAAACCATTCTCACAAGCAACCTCAATGTCAATCGTATAGATTTTCATCTTGGTCATGTCATAATCAATCTCCCCAGTAAACTTCTGGGCGATGTGCTGATATACAAACCTCTCATACCCATGGACCTCCATGCCAGCAGCATTTTCATACTGCTTCATGAATTCCCGTGCCTCCCGTGCACCATCAAACTGCTTCTCGTGGGCATAACGACCATCCAAAGTTTTATACTTGGATGGTTTGCTTTGAGCAGCAGGGACTAGAAACATAATAGGTGATGACTTCTCTCGGTATTGCACAGGATTACCGTGCTCATATCCGCGATAGAGAATGTCATCACCCAGGAGACAAACGTTGGTATAGAATTTACTCATTAACAGGTAGTTTGAGGGTATACTGAGCGAGCACATCGGGTGCTGGATCTAGTATAGTCAAAACATCCGTGGATGTCAAGAAGACATCACGCTGTACCGAGTGTTTGGGGAATTGCTCCAAAGTGCCATCGTCTTGAATTGAATAACAATTTTCGATAAGGAGACTTGGCTCCTCATCCAACTCAATCACCGACCCAATCAGATATACCGATAGGTCATACTTGAGCACTAGGATTTTAATCACGGGCATGGTCATCAACCTCATCAAAATAAACACTCATTGCTGCAGGCTTATACTTCTTCAGCGTCTTGTGGTAGATGTCCATCACATTTTCATGTGGGTCTGAGATTGACACTACTGAATTGATAGTAACAATATTACGACCAGTTGTAAGTGGAGACCAAGGATATAAACGAAGTTGAACATTTGCAAGGTCAACCTCTTGTGCTGGTTCCGATTCACCTTCTTCAGCAAGGAATTGAATTTGATCAGTTGGTTGCTCAATCATCACAGAGTATGCTTGGACAAACTCATAAGCAAGGGGGACAGCAGTAGTAGCATCTGCTCTGACTTCTTTGATGTCAGCTATCACGTCTTCCCCGCTTTGCATTCTTGCGATTTTTACGCTCATAAGTTTTCTCCATTAAATTGTAATAAGTATACTTCACCATCTCGCCAAATGCTTTGCGAGGGGTGACATTCTGCTCATCGGCAAGTGCATACACTAACCGCAGAAAATCATCCATGTATTCAGTTGGGATATCTACCGTCAAGGTATCAGACGTTTCGCAATAAGGTGGGCACAAATTTACATAGTGATTCATACATAAGACTCCATACAAAAAGAGACTCCGAGCGGGAGTCTCTTTAGTTGTATATTATATAGCAAGAATCAGAGAGTGTAAATCTTCTTCTTCTGATGGTCTGGAATCACCCTGCGAAGTTTGATGGTTAGCAAACCATCTTGAAGCGATGTCTCATAGACCTCAATATCATCAGAGAGTGTCCATGATCGCTTGAAGCCACGTTTGGCGAGTCCACGATGCATATATTCAACATCAGTTGCTTCTTGACTCTTAGTCTCAACGTGGAGTTTATTCCACTCAGTGCTGACTTCAATATCATCTTTTGCAATGCCAGCAACTGCAATCTCCAATCGGAATTCGCAGGATGATTCCTTTACAAGATTGTATGGTGGGTAGTTACCACTGGTCTCATGTAGAGTCGAGAATCGGTGTAACCATTCATCCATACCAATGGAATACTTTTCAACATCAGACAGAAACTTATCAAGATGCTCTGCCTTGTAACTGAATTTAGTCGTGTACATTGTTGTCTCCTTTAAAAGCGAGTGAGTTTGCCAGACCCGAAGCATCTGACATTAGTATTTAACCAGACAACCTAGTTTTTATAGTTGGTGGAGACCGTAACATTTTATACGGATGTCCCCAAATGGAAGCATCGTATAAATACAGATGACCCCAATTTTAAGAAAATGAAAAGACTATTACTCTTTTCGTTATTCTTTGCTATGCCTGTTAGTGCCGCTGAAATCACATCAAGAATTACTGATTCTATCCAACTTAAAGTTGATGGTGCTGCAGTGCAATCCACACGAATTGGTGCATCTTATTCTGCTTCTGGAACCAACATCCAATCCTCATCCTTTGGTGGTGTAGGTGGTGCTGGAACCTACGATATCAATACTGCTGGACAAGCATTCTCATTCAGTGAGAGTCTTATTGATGCCGATACACCTGTAACTACACAAACAGTAACCAGTGGTGTTATTGCTACTCCCAATCTTTATGGGGATAGTGTGACTCAGGTAGGTGGTGAAAAAGGATCTCTTGCTGGCACACTTTCAACTACTGGTGTTCCTACTGTAACTGCTGGTGGTGCTGGCACTACCGCTACAGGTCAAAGAACGATTGAGTTGAGCGTATTCAAATGAAGTATCTCCTAGCAGGTTTGATCCTGCTAGGGACTTCTTCACCTGCCCTAGCAGAAAGTGTTGTGCCTAATTTTACTAGGGGCACAATCAATGCAACTACAGAATCATCTACAAGAATTGTAGAAACTATTCGTCAAGTTGAATATACAACTGGTGAATCTTATACTGTAACTGGAACTAATATCAATATTCCTAGCACACCTCAGCGTGGTACTGGGTATTCCATTATGACACAAGGTGCCCCATTCCAGTTCAGCGAAACATACCTTGGACCTGGAGTGGCAAAAGAAACATGGATAGACAGAACAACAGAAGTGGAATCAACCACTACATCAATCTCAGTCTTTACGCAGTAACAAGTGCCTTACTTTGTGGATCCGCACTCGCTCAAAGTGCTCCGTCAAACACTAACATCGCTGGTCCTAGCGCCAGTGCTACTGGTAATGTTACTAACCAGGCTGTACAAGTATTACAAGGTCCTTATGCCCTCAACACCTACGGTGCAGGCGTGTCCTGCCAAGGTGCAACATTCTCTGTGTCCCCCTTCGCGCTGAAGAGTGGTAATCAAAGTGATGACCCAGAAACATTTGCTTCCCGAAATGACAACTATGGTATCTCAGCTGGATTCAACATCCCCCTAGATGGTGGATTGATGGAGTTGTGCAAAGCAAGAGCAAAAGTTGAGATTGAACGACAAAAGGCAGAAGCAGATAAAGCACGTCTGGATTTTGAATTGGTGAGATTGCTCAAATGTGGTGAGGCATATAAGGCTGGAGTTATGTTCCATCCAGATAGTCCTTACTATAAGATCTGTGCTGATGTTGTTGTCAAGTATCCCAGAGTGCAGGACGTTGTAAATGGATCCAATTGAGAATCCTAATCTGATACCCTTAATCGGAAATAATCCGATTAAGGTGCCAAATGCAAACATCAATCGAATTGATGGTCCCTCTATCATTCCCACCATAGAGAGACCAGTAGTTCGTAGTGTTGAAGCACCAGTGGTTAGAGGTCTTGAAGTCCCTGTTATCGATGCACCCAATACCAGGATACCATATCCAGTTGTAAATGTGCCCACACAAGAGGAATTTGATGCTGCAGTAAAGGCAGAGAAAGAGAAACAAGCAGCAGAAGAAGCACAGAAGAATAGAGAGTTACCTAATACTACCCCTACCCCTCAACTACCACCAGCAGTCCAAACCCCCCAACCTATAACTCCCCAAATAGAAGTCCCAGCACAACCTACAACTCCCTCATTTACTGTCAATGGAATCGATATTAATCTACCTGACCCTTCTCTTGTTGCTACGGCTGGTTCTGTCGCCGTAGTTACTACTGCAGCCACGATGGTTGCTACAACAGTATTCAATACTCTCAAGAATGCTGCAGAGCCACTAATCAAAGAAGCAACCAAGAAGAAGTTTAAAATTAAACTCAAACAAGTCAAACCAGTCCTACATTATGTGCTAGCAGACGAGGGACATATTGATGTGTTTGAATACTCCGATACTGGTACTAGACTTGTAGAGCGTGTCGATAATGTGGAGCAGTATATTCGTGACCAAGTTGAAATCAATTCTCTCTATGAGATTGATAACAAGATTATTATTGATGATGTGATCGCAGAAAAGTTTAGCAAGGAAGGCAAGCAAAGATTTAAATCTCTATTTGCCCCTGCTAAGAAGATTGCTAAGAAGTTATCTGCTAAATTCTCAATCTGAAATTTTTTCCCACAACCAAGTGATTGCCAATACTGGTATATAAACCACGAGGTTGTATAGCATGTCAAGGAAGATGTTGTCCTTCTCCCCCTTCCGCTTATCCTTCGCTGGGGATTGTGCCATGATTAGAATGGAAATGTAGGAATTTTTACTGGTAACTTCTCAGTAAGTTGTTTCACACCTTTAGGCATAACTGCCTCCATAATTTCACGCTTCGCTTGCTCGATAAGAGTCTCCCTATTCATATAAGCATAAATCCCAGCACCAACTGCTGAGGCGCTTAATACAAATGAAGTAACTGCCAGAGCATTAATTACTTTCTGCATTGACTTTCTCCAATACAATTTCATATAGACCCGTCAGATTAGATTGAGTCAGAGCAGTTTGCTCATCATCAAATCTAAATGCACGGGTCTTGTCTTTTGTCCATTTGGGACTATCGTTGAAATTATCTTGGAAATAGTCCCATTCACCGCCAAATGATTGGCGCTTAGCAATCCACATTACAGGTCTCCTCTACGGGGTCTTACAAACCCTTCACCAGTATCCTCGGAGTCGGATGCAGGCTCGCCTTCAACCTTGGTCTCCAGTGCCTCTACGCGCTCCTCTAAGGACGCTGCAGGGGTCTCTACGGGGGTGTCATCCCAGATGGGTGCAATCTCGGGCTCGGACTTCTCTTCCTCTTCCTGGCGGCGGGGTGCTGTTGCGAGGACTGGTGCCTCAGCAGGAGCTGAGTTACCACCAGAACCAGGGAGAGCATTCTTACTAGCAACTGCTACGCCGAATCCAGCAAGGGACCCAGAGAAAACGGATGCGATGAATGTGGGGTCAAAGTCCATGACTTTTTGACCACCTGGGAGTCTTACATATGAAGCAGTAAGTAAACCAGCAGACCAAATCAGAATTGTAATTCTAACAAGATCACTTAACCATTCTCTTTTTTCTTCTCTGTCTGCACCTTCGGAAACTTTAGGTAGCATGTCTTTAAATACCTTACTAAACATCAGCAGTTTTCTTTTTGCCAATATTATATTTGGATTCTAGTGTCCAATCACCTTTGTCCTTGAAGGATAAAACCTTAATTTGGTTAAGGGGTGCAAGGTCATCTTCAGTTACTGAAGAAATAATATCAATCAGACCCCAGTCGGAAAGAAGTTTAGCGATACGATTACGACGCTGCACATCATTCAGGGTAATGTTTGTTGGTTTGCCATCAAGTGCAAACAACTCTTTAAAATGCACAACGTAATACTTACCACGCTTATGCAGGATATGGCAAGACTGATACAGTTTACGCTCTTTGCGTGATGCAACTCCAATGCGAGTGAGGGTTTCTCTCACCTTAAGGAAGTCGTCAGGCTCTTTAAGCGCAACCTCTAGCATCATGTCTTGAGACCAAGTGATCTCCTCACTCATCTTTTTCCTCCAGTATTCAATTTAGTTTCAATTACCTCAAGTTGCTCCCTAGTCAAAATCTTCATCGCTTGTTGAGCTTTCTCAGTGTTGTAACCATAGTATTTTTTCACTATGTCTAAATCACTGTCTTTCGACTTCTTATCCCAAGGAGAAAATCTTTTGGATTTCCTGATACTATATAGGTAATATTGATATTGCAGGTCGTTATCAAGATGCCCTGATGCATTCATCTCGTTGGAGTGCATTACGGTATCGATATGATGCATAAGGCACTTGTTAATGACATAGGCAGGATACTTCTTCATCGCCCTTTCGTCTTCTGTAAGGTCACCCTGCTTAAGGTTAATGCTATTCAGATAATCTTTCAGGGGAATCTCGTGCTCTTTGCTCATACGAATAGTTGTTGCAGGGGACTTACTTCAGTGTAGTTTGTGACGAGCAACTCAGTCTTGAGTTTGTTGTCTGCTCGATGCTTCATGCCATAGGTAATACGAAACTCTTCCTGGTTGAAGTCTGGAAACAACTGCTTGATGTCATCATCATTGTTATATGTAACCATCCAGTCATTAGGAGAAGCAGCACAGCATTCGGCAAAGTATTCGTGGTTGAATCCTTTGTGCATCTCAGCATTAGTGCCATAGAGATATGTGCTGATTTTGTATGGTGGGTCAAGGAAGCAGAATACTCCGTCACCATCTTCCATTAGTAGGTCTGAGTAATCGGCGTTGGTGATATGCCAGTCCTGAATAATGGTAGATATGGATTTCAGGTGACGAGCACCACGAGTAGTAAAGTTTTGATTGGATGCTTGAGGTGAGAATGAAGAATTCTCAGTCAACCCGCTATAAGAGCACTTATTAAGAATCCAAAAAAGCACAGCTTGGCGAAAAGGATCTGCCTCGGATATCTCTTCTTTAGCAGAATTGAATAACTCTTTTGCTTTTTCTTCGGTGCTGTTGTCCTCTTTGATGCCAACAAGGATATCAGATAATTCGTCACCGTTTTCTTGTAGAGAGACCCAAAAGTTGTATAGGTATTCATACTTATCATTTACCCAGACGGGAATATCAGGATACTTCTGAGTAAACAGAAGTGCTACAGGCGCGCCACCGAGAAATGGTTCTCGGAATTCACTGATGTTGGATGGAAACTTTTCAATCAACATCGGTGCCACCCTTGATTTACCTCCAGGATAACGGAGGGGGGTTTTCAAATACTTCATTTGATACTCTCAATAAAATTCATAACAAAGTCATTCTTCTCAGTAAAGTATTGCCTAGACAAACGATACTCGGGGAGAATCCCATCCAAGAAGAAGTGGTCTTGGGTTGGATCTGCGGAAGCAGTAACACCTGAATCCGTTGTCCTAATATTATACAGCATATGCCCAGGGACACAACATGCTCTGATAATACTAGGGTCTGTGAAGATGTAATAGTCTGCTGGTTTAAACTTACTTATATCTGCATTTCCTCGATAATTTAAAACAACAGCATTCCTAACATCCATCCTAAGTTTATTGGCAAATGTTACCTTTTTGGATTCATAGGAAATTCCCTCAGCATCAACTAGGTCTTTACCATGGGCACCGACTATCCTCTTCAACAGACCATTGCTATATTCGGCAAGGGCAATTTCAATCATCCTACCCAAATCAAAATACAAAGTTGGGTCACCGCCATTGTCATCTACAGTAGTCAAAAATTTAGAGAACCTTATCAGGTCCATCTGCTGAAAGTCAATCACAGTGATACTCCACGTTGAGTTGGGGAAGACCCCATGGACCTATATTAACACGACCAGCAGGCATAGCGTTAAAGGACATGGACCACCTGTCAAACTGCTCCATCTGTCTTCCCGAGAAATGTCTCAACCACGCTGGGAAAATAATTAACTGACCAGGCACAGCATCAATCTTCTCGTTAATACCCAGATCTGCTGCCATCAAATCCTCACGCCATACGTCAAGAGTATCATAAGTCCTAGGGGTGCAAGGGTCATCAAAGATGGTAGGAGCGCCCTCAGTGAGGTAGTATACCGCACTAACGTAGGACATTGGGTGGCGATGTAAAGGATGTCCAAAACCACTTCCTGCAGGGGCATGATTAAACCAGCATAGAGTTATCTCTAGTCTATCACAACATAACTGATATGCAAGTCTATAATCCTCAAGAGCATCATTGAAATGCTGGACGATTGTTTTTACTGGGTCGATTTCTGCCTTGTGTAGATCTGGTCTACTTGTAATTACCCCCTCTGGGAGGTTTGCTTGCATGGCAGGAAACGTCGGAAATGCCTGAATTAGATTGGCATTTAATTCTTCATAGTTTGGTATCTGATACTTTCTAACTAAAACTGGAAAGAGTTGAATTTCACTGCCTTGCATAATCATCTAAACGTAATGGACCTAACTCAGATGGAGACCATCCCCTAACTGTAACTTCTGCCATGGACCTATCCCATGCACCAGAGTTTACATTACCAGATGGGAAAGTATTGAATGCGATAGTATATCTATCAAACTCTGTATCATTGGGGACGGAGGAGTGCACCACATAACTAGGGAATAATATCAATCCACCAGGACCACCATGATAGTAATATCGACACTCATCCTCAGGTCCACCATCCAGAGTAAATTGACCCCACTCTCTCCTGTCATTGGGGTCTAGGAAGACCGTAGGAGCACCCTCAGTAAGGTAGAAGATGCCACTGAGGAAAGACATGGGATGCCTATGAGCGTAGTGATGGTGACCTGTGCCAGCGTCAGAGCGGTTTGCCCAAGACTTATTTACTACCAAACGGTCACAATTCCACGCATAATCTACATGAAGAGTATCCACACATTGTTGAAACCATTCATGAAGGAATCTGAATTGATGAAGGTGTTGTATTTCATCTGAGGTTCCAACACCATACGGTTCGTTATACTTCTTGTATTTGATTTCCCTACATGCTTCTAAAGCAGAAGCAGTCAGGTGCTCTGACGCTGTGAAAGCGAAGCACCTGACTGGAAATAACTCTTTAGTTGAGTATTCCTGTCTCATTTAAACTCACACCTCATCATCATCTCAGTTAGAAATGCCACCATGTTGATCTCTTGGTCAACAACGAAAGCAGACTTGTACTGATACTCAGAGATGATAAGCACTGCTTCAGGAATTGACTTGGGGTCAAGATAAGAATAGAGACTGTCATAGATTTTCCTCATAATAGTGATGGGGTCATTGTCCATATTCTGAGCGACCCACTTCTTCATGTTGGTAAACTCTTTACCTCGCAGATGAGTTGCAAGGTTAGAGATATTTACATCATTTCCAGATGCAAGAATACCAGTATCGATTTTACCAGACGATGAATACCGCTGCAACTCATTCAGGGTGCGACGGAAGTCTGGGAAATACTTCTGGATAACTTCAGCAACCACCCTCTTGTCGTATTCAACATTCTCGGAATCGAGAATCTGAGTGACACGACCAAAGAATGATGCGGCAATCTGCTTCTTCTCTTGCCCCTTGGCAGAAAACTCAATTACTGAGCATCGAGAGTGCAGGGGAGAGATAATCTTATTCTTGTAGTTACAAGTGAAGATGAATCGACAATTCTTCTGAAACTCCTCAATAGATGCTCGCAGGAGCAGTTGCACGTCAGGGGTGGTGTTGTCTGCCTCATCCACGATAATGACCTTGTGACGTGCCTCAGAGGTCAGAGAGACGGTGCTAGCGAAGGTCTTGGCATTATTCCTCACGGTGTCCAGAAAACGACCCTCGTCTGACCCGTTAATTACATAGCAATCAGCGCCCATCTCAGCACACAGTGCCTTAGCAACTGTAGTCTTGCCTACGCCAGCGGTGCCAGCAAGCAACAGGTTGGGAATCTCACCCTGCTGAAGGAAACCACGAAAGACTTCCTTAGTGGCATCTGGGAGAATACAGTCCTCAATGGTTTGAGGACGATACTTTTCAACCCAGAGAAAATTATCAGACATAGTATGGTATCGCGGCAGAGGTTAACAAAATAGGGGACCTAAGTCCCCGTGAATCAGTTGGGTTCTAGTGCAATGTAGTAGTTAAGAGACGATGCACTCAGAGAAGTAAAGTTGGCAATATTTTTGCGACTGATACAAACGTGATAACTGCCGTCCAGAAGTTTGAGATTCTCAACCTTGAAACAGTAACAGAAGTTGCGACGTGTTTCTGGGTCAACCTCAGTGCCAGGAGAGTTATCAAACAGCACTTTCTTCAGTGGAAGAGAGAAGACGTTAGAGGTCTCATTCTTCTTGTCCTTTACACAGATACTATACTCACCCTCATAACCATAAATGCACAGGTCTTCAACACCATACACCTTAGATGCCTGCATCAGTTGCTGCATATCTTGCTGAGGAAGGTCAAAGTGCAACTCTTTCTCTGGGATATTTGGATTAAACTGAGGAGGAGTTGCGATGATGTCAGGGTCGCTATAGTAGAAAGTAGTCTTACCCCTAGTTTCTTCATCGTAGATGATGACTTTCTTATCATCAGGGAAGAAGAGCATCGGTTGTTTAAACAGAGATAGTGCTCCAAGGAAGAGAGGCAGGTCATAGATTGCCATACGCTCGGGAACACTCTCACGAATATCACTCATAGCAATGATATTCTTATTCAGAGAGATGGTTTGCACAAACTTACCAGGATTGATAAGGATGGACTTGTTGATGGTGCTAAAGTTACGCAGCAGGTCAATGGTGCCCTTGCTGAGTTTTACATTGAGTTGTGCTTCGTCTTGCATAATCAGTGGTTGTAGTTTTCAAGGTTTGCGTTTTTGTCGTTGAAGTGCAGCAACAACACTGCATAGTGTAGCACCTTTAGGATGTCGCGGCGGGCAGTGCCTTTCTTATCGTAGCGAGATGCATACTTGAGAATGTTACTGCGGCAGAATGCCTCTCCGTCGCCACATGCTTCAATCAAATCAAGAGTCTGAATACCATCATCCCCAGTTGAGTAGTGTTGACGATAGGTATCCAGAATGTATTGGCGCAACTCATCAAGAATTGGTTCTTCGTTGTATTTGAATGCCATAGTTAGGATAGATTATGTATGTAGAGTATCAGAAATTGAGGGGATTGTCAACAGTCACGTCAACCTCGTTGTCGATTTTATCATACAACTCAAGGAAGGACTGCTTGGTTTCGTCATCGAAACGATTGAGGCACATCTTGATTGCCTTCACACGGTCAGAGAAGATGCTGTAAGCACGAATAATGTGCACCAGGCGACGAGTAGAGATAACCTCATCAACCCCACCATCAGCAAACGTCTTGCGAATGATGTCTGCCCAAGAGACAAGGTTTTGAATATACTTGTCATCGCAGCAGTCCAACTCAACGCAGTAGTTGTTGAGCATCTTTGCCTCAATCTTAGGAGTGGGATACTCCTGCTCAAAGGTCACAGGGAAACGCTCAAGGAATGCTTCGTTGAGCACGTTAGTGCCGATAAAACGACCGTCTTCACTACCCTTACCCTTCGTGTTTGCTGTAGCAACCACAGTGAAACCAGGAGAAGGGAGGACATAGCGACCAATCTTCTTAAGGAAGACACCCTTACCCTCAAGGATGGACTGAAGACACATAATCTTGTTAGATGCAAGGTCAATCTCATCAAGAAGGAGGACTGCACCACGCTCAAGTGCTTCAATCACAGGACCGTTATGCCAAACGGTATTACCATCAACCAGTCGGAAACC